TATACCGACACTTCTTTGCGTCGCTAGACGAGCATGGCAGTGAGAAGGTAATAGTCTCAGAGGATGACTTCTACAAGAAGGGTACGTTGGTAAAGAACGGCGTCTACTATCACCATTCGATTCCGACGGACAATCCTTGGCTACCAAAGAGCTACATCCGACGTCTAGACTCAATGGAGAAATATGACCCGTACCTATATGAAGTAGCCCGTTGGGGAAGGTTCGGGAGCAGCGGAGCGCGCGTTCTGCCTCAGTTCTGCGTAGCAAAGAACGCCAAAATCTTCAAGCAGAAGGTGGCCGAGCTTGGAATAAAGAATCAGTATTTCGGCTTCGATTTTGGCTTCGAGGAGTCATTTAATGCCGTTTTGAGCATGTCCGTTGACTTGGAGCGAGGTATTCTTTACATCTGGGATGAGATATACATGAACCACGTTACGGACGATAAGTTTGCTCAGTTGGCAGAAATGCAGCAATTACGTGAAAGACTAGATGACTACGCACGTCTTGGAGTACAGAAGCAGATAGTGGCGGACAACGAGGACCCGAAGGCAATAAGCTATTACAGGCAGTTGGGTTTTCGTATCAGGAAGTGCAGAAACAAGTTCGCTGGTTCACGTCTGAGCAATACCAGAAAGATAAAGAGATTCAAAAGGATAGTCTGTAGTCCCAAGTGCAAGAACACTATCAGGGAATTGCGGGATTTGACTTACGCAAAGGCTAGGAATGGGGACACTGTTTACGATGAGTTCAACATCGACCCGCACAGCTTTTCTGCTATCTGGTACGCACTAGACACAGTTACGGTCGCGGACGTCAAGGATAAGAAGTTCTATTCGAGAAAGGGTTGGTAATCATGTCTGATTGCACGACTATTGATTGGAAGAGGAAGCTCACTAGTCGCAAGCTCTGGATGAGCGTCGCAACGCTTGTCTTCATGGTCATGGTCTATATGGGGGCGGATGAGAACAGCGCTACTCAGGTCGTGGCTATGATTATGGCGGGTGCCACGGTTGTCGGCTACGTTATCGGCGAGGGCCTTGCTGACAAGGGCGGCACGGTTTCCGGTGACGTTATCGTCCCCGGCGTCGAGTATCCAACCTATGAGGTGAGTGATTCCTACGATGACGCAAAGACGGCCTAAGAGGCTCACGGCGGGATGGAAGGTGCTTGCGGGCGTCGCGGTCACGGCGCTTGTCTACACCTTCTTCTGCGTGTCCATAATCGTTCAGTCAGTGGAAGACTCCAACTCCGCGTGGAATCGTGGTTATAAGAGGGGCAAGGCACTAGCCGAGCAGATGAGAGTTGAGGACGATGCCGGTGAGGTTAGGGCAATGCCCCTCTTTCTTCAGACAGACCCCGCTTGGAAGGATGCCGCGTACGCTAGTGGTTCGATAGAGACGCATGGTTGCGGCCTCTGCTGCCTCTCTATGGCGCTGAGCTATCTGACAAAGGATAACGTGTATCCCAACGAGCTTTGCGAGTATCAGGGCGATTTTCTTGAGGGCGATTACAACGACCCGGACAGGATGGCTCAGTGGGCTAAAGACACGTACGGCCTAGAGTGGTCAGGCGAGCTTTGGGGCATTGAGGGAATCGACGCTTGCTTCGCTAACGGTTGGCACACGATGATTGTCGACGTCGGCGGTCCGCTTGGGGAGGAGACGTACGAGAGTCATTTGATTCTTGTCTATGGAATCGTGGACGGTATGTATCTTGTTCGCGACCCGAACAGCGGTAGCAACTCAGTCCGTCTCTTTTCGCGCTCAGAGCTGATTGACGCGGAGATTGGCTCAGTGAACGCGCTAAGGTAAGTCAGGGAAAACGAAGAGAAGGAGGGCGGCATAGATGCCCTAGTCATTTTGGTTACGATTGATTGGGGTGATGATATGCCGCCCGAGTCCTTTTGGGACGGCGTGGGGACGTCGCTTGCCCACGCCTCAGGTGAGATTGTCTGCTTCGGCATAGTGGTCGTTGCATTGGTACTCTGTTACGTCAAATACTATCTGCCCGAGAAGCAGAAACAGAAGCAGTTCGACGCGGAGATGCAGCAGAAGCGACTAGAGCTTGAGATGAAGCAGCAACAGGACGCGGTTGACGTGCAGAGGGAGAACATCGAGAGCCGCACGCGACAGGTCGAGATTCTTGTCAACCTATCAGAGCAGACTAAGAGCCTAGCGCAGCAGACGGCGGGCCTCACGACTCAGGTAGCCGTGGCTATCGCACAGCTTGAGGATTCCAAGGTCAATTCGGCGAGTATGGGCAAGCTGATAAAGACCGTCGCTCAGGATGTTGTTCACATCAAGGGTCAGGTCGATGACGTCCACGCGATAGTCTTCAGGCCCGAGATGACGGATGAGTAAAGAAAGGGTGATTCTCTAATGGCTATGAAGGGAATCGACATTAGCAACTGGCAGGCTGGTATCAATCTGAGCGCCATTGCCAAGGACATTGACTTCGTTATCGTCAAGGCAACAGAGGGAATCGGATTCGTTGACAAGTCTTGCGACAAGTTCTTTCAGGCTGCTAAGGACCTTGGCAAACCGCTTGGTTTCTACCATTTCGCGCGCACAAATGACGCTCGAAAGGAAGCCGACTTCTTCTATCAGAACACGAAGAACTACTTCGGTCAGGCCATTCCGATTCTCGATTGGGAGGTTGACGATTCCGTCGCTTGGGTCAACACGTTCGTTGAGCGCATTCACGAGCTTACCGGCGTGTGGCCTTGGGTGTACGCTAACCCTTGGCGATTCAATCAGGGCGTCGTGAACACCAATTGCGGTCGATGGGTCGCGGGCTATCCCTACGCGATTCAGGACGTCAACTATGGTCTGAACAACCCGCTGCCGTCCTCTTACAAGGTAAAGAACGGTCTCGTTGTCGCTTGGCAGTTTACGTCTAGCTGCCGTATCAAGGGCTATGGCGGGAACCTCGATGCCAACGTCTTCTACGGTGACGCTAAGGCTTGGGGTCTGTACGCCGACCCCAAAGGTGTATCTGGCGGCACAGGCGGCGCAACCGGGACTAGCGCTAGCGTGCTAGAGCTTGCCGTGGACGTGATGGATGGGAAGTACGGTGTTGGCAACGAGAGGAAGCAGCGCCTTGGGTCTCGATACGATGAGGTTCAGGGTCTCATTAACCATATTGCGAGCGCGTCGGTTGAGGTACTGGCGAAGGAAGTGATTGCCGGGAAGTACGGCAACGGGGAGCAGCGCAGGAAGGTTCTTGGCGCTCGATACGATGAGGTTCAGGCGCGGGTCAACCAGATTGCTTGAGCTTTCTATTAGGAGGTAGAGAATGGCCGGATACAAGAGTGACGAGGCCAAGGTCCTTGAAGCGGAAAACTCAACGGTCGTTCTTTCTGCTTTCAACAGGATTCCGTACGGTCTCATAAACGAGGAAGTCGAGGGGTACGCGAACGACACGCTTGCCGAGCTGACTCAGATTTGCAAGTATTACAAGGTGTACAAGAAGGGCGCGTCGTTCGTGTCAGAGGGTTCCAACGGCGATTACGTTCCCGCCGACCTTCCGTACAAGATGGCGGCGTCTCTAATCAACAAGGAGGCGCGCTTTCTTTTCGCGGACGCCCCGGAAATCACAATCACGCCGAAGGGCGATTTGGGCAAGGCAACTCAGGGGGCGCTTGACCAAATCACCGTCATGTCCGATTTGGTGAAGACGGTCCTTGACGCCAACCGTTTCGAGCAGCAGCTAATCAAGGCCGCGAGAGACTGTTTCATCGGCAAGCGCGTCGCTTGTCTCGTGAACTTCAACGAGGATGACGGCGTAACGGTGACGTTCCTTCCTAGCACTCAGTTCCTATATGAGATGAACGTCAGCAACACGAAGCTGCGCAAGTTCGTAGCGTTCATCATCACGCGGGACTCTATCACCCTCTCCGAGAAGCGGGTCTTCAAGAAGAAGTATGAGGTTGAGAGCGTCAACGGGAAGGACGTTGTTTATCTCGAAGAGGCTATGTATGACGGCGGTGGGCGTCTGCTTGAGGTTGTCACTGAGCGTCAGGAAATCATGCTCGATAGGATTCCGGCGGTAATCATTCTCAACGACGGCCTCACGGGTGACAATCTGGGAGAGTCTGAGATTGAGGTACTTGAGGAGTATGAGAAATGGTACTCGAAGCTGAGCAACGCGGACATTGACTCCGAGCGAAAGTCCATGAACCAAATCAAGTACGCAATTGACATGGACAGCAACTCAACGAAGGGTCTTTCCACGGCACCGGGAGCTTTCTGGGACCTTGGCTGACCAAAACCTTGACAACCCTCACCCGGCGGTCGGCACCATCAACCCGGACACGTCCTATTCGAGCGCTCTGCAACAGTCGCTCGATAGAATCAAGTCAACGGGCTATGACCAAGTGGACATGCCGGACATTAACCTACAGACGATGAGCGGGGCTATCACGTCAGGAAAGGCGCTCAAGGCTATCTATTGGCCGCTAATCATCCGATGCAAGGAGAAGATGAAGACGTGGGGTCCACAGCTTGAGGCTATGGTCTCTATCATCATCGACGGCGCTATCGTCTATCCGCGCTGCATCAAGCGATACACGGACGATTTCCTTGTGTCCACGGCCTATGAGGTCGAGGTCGAGCAGAAGATTCCGATTCCCGACGATGAGGTCGAGGAGAAGAACGTCGACCTCGCGGAGGTCACGGCTCAGGTCCTCTCGAAGAAGAGCTACATGAAGAAGTGGCGCGGCCTCACAGACGATGAGGTCACGGAGGAGCTTGAGCAGATTGCGGTCGAGCGCGAGATGCTTGAGACGTCTTCCTTCGGCGGCGGTTCCACGGTCCCGTACCCGGACGCGATGCCGGTCGAGGAAGAGGAGGAGCCGGAGCCGGAGCCTAATCAGATGGGCGGGGCGCTCACGGACGATGAGGAAGATGACGAAGCCGGGGACGATACCGGGGTTCCGGGAGAGTCGTTCGGCCTTGACTAGCGTGTGAGGCGTTCAGAGCCTTTCTAAGGCCCTAGAATCTCTTGGGTGGGCAAGGAGTCTACCCGATGGGTTCTAGGGCCTCTGGTGGTCTTAGAGAGCCTAGGAGGTGGCGCGGTGCCAATCGACAAGTCCATATTCGCGACGTCCACGGCGCTGCGAGACTCGATAACCAAGGAGAGCGAAGAGTACATAAGGAACCTCTACAAGGGATGGGCCGAGGACGTCGAGGACCACGTGACGTCGAACGCACTGAAGAGCAGCGTCTCAGGGCAGACGATGAGCGTCTACTATCAGCAGCTCTACAAGCAGATGGAGGCTCAGTCGAAGCAGGTCGCGAACGGCGTCTATACCAACATCACTCAGAGCATGTTGACGGTATCCGATTCCGTGATTAGGGATTCGGTCGATTGGGCGTCTTCCCTTGGTTTCGGCAAGGACGGCCTTGACGCGGCGCTTGCGTACGTCCCTCAGAGCACGGTGAACGCGCTCATAATGGGTCAGGTTTACGGTGAGGCGGGTTCATGGTCCCTCTCCGCAGCCATTTGGGGAGACAACGAGGAGACTCTTAGGGACATTTACTCAATCGTCGCTAAGGGCGTCGCTCAGCAGATGCCGATTCAGAAGGTCTCTGAACTTCTTGCATCCTACGTTGACCCCGACAAGGCATTCAAGTGGACGGGGCCGAAGGACGGGCCGCGCATTTACAATAAGGCGGTCGACTACAACGCCCAAAGGCTTGCGCGCACTCTGGTTCAGCACACCTATCAAAACTCGTTGGTTGCAGCGACAAAGGACAATCCTTTCGTCACGGAGTTCGTCTGGTGGGCGAACGGTTCTCGCGTGTGTCCGATTTGCTCTGCCCGTGACGGCGTTCACTACAAGAAGGACAAGCTGCCGCTCGACCATCCCAACGGCATGTGCGTTATGGAGCCGGTCATAGTCGATGACTTGACGGACAAGCTTGCCGATTGGGTGAACGCGGAGGACGGGAAGTATCCCGAGATTGACGCATTCGCAAAGAGATACGGTTACGATGCGAGCAAGTTCCCGAAGTACACGAAGGAGAGCATAAAGAGCCAATTCGGGGGCGCAACGTACAAGTACGCTAAGAGCTGGTACAAGCACCTTCCCGCAGATGCGCAAGCCACGGTCGACAAGCTGGTTCTTGAGAGCGGCGGGGACCTAAAGAGCTGGTACGCGAAGGAGATATATCAGGGCGGAGAGGACGCCTTCAACGCTGCCACGAAGAAGGTCGCGAAGGAGGCCAAGGACGCGGCGAAGGAAGCTGCGAAGGTCGTGAACGACGCCCTCGATGACGTCGCGAAGGCAGTGAAGAACAACCCTCTTGACGATGAGATTGTCTCGTTCCTAAAGAAGAAGGGTGTCAGCTCACCCGACGAGCTTGTCAACTTTGAGAAGAACTTCTCGCCGTCCGATTTGGACGAGCTTTTCAAGATTTATACGAAGAACAATGGGGACCTATCTGACTTGATGAGTCTCGATACGTTCCTCAAGAAGGCGGGTACGCTCGATTATGGGGACGTTACGAAGGTCGCGTCAAAGGTCGATGACGTTGCGGATGACGTCGCGAAGGTCGTTGTAAAGAAACCAAGCAAAGAAGAGATGAAGGCCGCGCTTGATGCGGCGAAGGACCTAGCGCAGCAAAAGAAGATTCTTTCCGAGTCAAAGAAGCTTGTTCAGGGCCAAATGGACGCATTCGACAAGGACTCCGCGAAGGATTTCGACAAGTTGCTGAAGAAGCTCAAGAAGGAAGGCGATTGGGCCTTTACCGACAAGCTTGGCTATGGCAAGAAGTCGGAGATGATGAGCGAGATTGCCGAGATTGTCAAAGGCCACATGGACGAGCTTGACAACATCAAGTATTACGGAAAGTGGTACAAGAGCGTCCTTGACAAAATCCCCGATAAGACTAGTCAGAAGTACCTCATGGCGCTAAATGACTACTACAAGTCAATCGGCGATGGCTTGATGAAGCAGTATTTCAAGACAACCAACTTTCAGTACACGCTTGCCGATGACGTCGTGAAGGCGATGGATGACGTAATCGAGAAGTACCTTGGCTTCAACATGACGAAGAAAGAAGCCTACCAACTTCTCAAGGACGAGCTTTCCGACTTGTCAAAGAAGATTTCGGTAATCAACGCCGAGACGAAGGCTCAGAAGGCTGTGGCAAAGGGCGTCGTGAAGAACTTCGCCGGGAAGTCATACGATGAGGCGATGGACTTCGTGAAGTCAAAGGCCCCTCAGTTCTACAAGCAGGTAATCGGAAAGAACAGCGACGAGTTCGCAGACGCGATTCAGGACCTCTTAGACAAGGCCGGTACGGATGACATTGCGAAGGCGTTCTCGAAGTATTCGACGGGCGCTATCAAGTCTGAGAAGATGGACACGATTTCTCAGATGCTCGATGACTACGTTGACGGCAAGCTTGAGCTGAAGGTGACGGGGAAGAATCCGTTCGACCCGTCCGTCTACACTCCACAGGCAAAGAGCAACGCATTGAGGTTCTACAATCGTCGCGATGCCGACCGCACGATTCGAAAGTGGCTCGATGACGGTTGGGACAATCTCACGGACGAGCAGAAGTTCTCAGTCTGGCAGTACACGCACAATTCCCACCCGATAAACCGTCCGCTTTCCGGGTACGGCGAGCAATGGAGCCGTTCGTACTTCAAGGGTCTTGACAATGTGTCTCTTGACAACGAGACTTGGGTACACAGCGACGCCGTTCTTCAGACTTCGGGATTTAAGAAGAAGTTCGCAAACGATGGGAACCGGCGCAGGTACTCTAGTGTCGTTCAGGACCTAACTGAGGCGATTGACCAATTCGAGATTGGGGAGTCGATTCATCTGGTTCGAGGCTCTTATAAGAATGGCTTGGCGGGTTGGTTCGAGGGTTCCGGTTTTGACTATGATGACATTTACGCCAAACTGAACGATAGGAACTTTGACCTATCGCAGCTTGAGGGCGCAGTAGTTCAGAACCACGCCTTTACATCTACGGCGATTGCGGACGGTTCCGGTTTCGGTGGTGACGTGAAGTATCACATCTACGCGCCGAGTGGCACGAAGGGAATCTACGCGGAGCCTCAGAGCTATTACGGAAACACCGTCGGAATGACGGAGGACCTTTACAAGACCGGTCAGAGCTATCACAGTGTCGGCGGAGAGGCCGAGATTATCTTGCAGCGCGGTACAGAGTTCCGTATCACGAAGATAAAGCGCGATGAGTACAACAACATTGACGTTACGCTCGAAATCATCGGTCAGCCGGATTACTTCATCACCGGTCTTGAGAGCACGGTTTCCAATGGTAAGAACCAACTCAGGGGTGGCCGCTGGTAGTTTTCGAAAGGTTATCCACAAATGTCGAAAGGTGGGTGAAGATGGCGGGGGAAGAGCAGTACACGGGGACCGGACAAACGTACAGCCCGGTCCACGGGACGATGCCGGACCCTTTCACGTGCCAATGCGGCACGTGTAAGCATCGGGACTACTCAAAGGTTACGATGAGGTCGGGTCTTGTCGTTCCGATAGGCGTCGTGAAGTCTTTTTGCAAGGTGTATCAGCCGCCGCCACGGACGAACGGTAAGCCGCACGAGGTTCTTTACAATTTCATCCGATGCCCCTACTACAGAATGGAGACAAGGTAAATGGACCGTCGAGAGCTGAGGTCGAGAATCGCAGGTGCGCTGTATGGGTTTTGTATCGGTGATGCGATGGGAGCGACAACGGAGTTCATGTCCGCCGAGCAGATTGAATCGGAGCTTGGCAGGGTCACGAAGATTGTCGGCGGCGGTTGGCTTTCTCTTGCGCCCGGAGAGGTCACGGATGACTCTCAGATGATGGCGTGCGTCATGGACGCCCTCATGGCCTACCCGGACGATGCCGAGAGCTTCAAGGCGGAGTGCGCGGCCAACTTCTCCCTATGGCTGGACACGAGGCCTAAGGACGTCGGCGTGACTTGTGCGCGCGGAATCAGCTACTGGGAGGAAACGGGCGAGTACGTACCCGAGGACGAGCACGCTAGGGGCAACGGGGCGCTCATGCGGTATCTGCCGTGCGCCCTCTTGGGCCTTGACGAGCTTAACGTCGAGCAGGGCCGTATCACGCACAACTCCCCGGAGTCCACGAGAGCCATTCTAAGCGCCTCTAAGGCCTTGAGACACTGTATGCGGGGCAACTACCCCGGCGGGTGTCAAGTTGGGCCTCAGACGCCCTCTGGTGAGGTCAGGGCAACGCTTCTCAATGCGCTGT